CGTGGTTTCGGTATTGGCATATTTACGCTCCACATTCACAAAATGTTTTTAGCAAGCTGTCATCACCAAGTTTTCGTGCAATGTCTTCGACACTAATTGGCCTGCCTTTTTCGTTCACAGTCAAATCAGTATACTCATGTCTTGGGTCTGCAATTTCCTCAACTGTAATGGGTAACCACACACATCGGCAATTGTAATGAATTGGTGGATTGTATCTGAAATAAACTGCGCTGTTTACTTCAACCACAGTTCCATCCAACTTCTGGCACATAGCGCAAACCTTATTGTCCATTATAGCACTGTATCGCACTCTTTTTATTTCTTTCATCTCATCAAGCAAGCCTTTCTTTACTGCATCTATGTTCTGCTTAATATAACTGTCTACGCTCTTATTAAGTATGAAACCAATTTCAGTTTCGGCTATCACAGGCATACGACTTGTCAAGAAAGAATGCAATGTTGTATTTCCAATTCTATCAGTGACTTCAACTTTTGACTTCATTGCGGCAATGTCATTTCCGACTTGAAGCTTGATTGCAGTTTCCAAATCCTTCACAATCTTATCTGCAACAATATCTATCCTGAATCCAATAAAGCTGTCTATTTCAGCAAATCTCATTTCTATTGTTTGTTTGAAGTTGCGCATTACGTATTCATATACATCATACAAGAAGTTTTGCAATATTTTACGTACTGGTGAACGTTTTACTTCAACATCGGCAACAACTTTCGTATAGTTTTTTTCATCCCAATTTTTGTCTATATATCTTTTAATCCTATCTACTTGGAATTGCAACTCTGCTGCCATATCATTCAAGAATTGTAATTGTCTATCAGTAATATAGCTATCAAGCCTGGACATGTTGTATTTTCTTTCAAGTTCGTTTTCAGGTCTCCAGAATTTTTCTTCAACAGTTTCAAAACCTTCTGTCATTTTTGCTTCTTTGCTTTCTTCACTTTCAAGTCCTGCTTCTGTTTCTTCTTGAACTGGTTCTTCTTTTATTTCCTGCTCTATTTCTGGTTCTTGTTCTTTCATCTCATCACAGTATTCAAATGGTACGCCAGTCTTTTCTACAAGCCATGTTTTGTTAACTTTTATCTTGTCAGTCTCAACAAGTTTCTGAATAATTTTATTGGATATATCAATAGTACTATCGCTTATTTGACCTTGGATTATTCTCGCATCTATGTCTTTCCCAAAATTCAGCTCAACAAAATGTGGTATATAATAGTTGTTTATAACATCAACAACTTCATCAAGCACAGCCTGCTTTCTCTGGATAAACATATCCTGGAAGGCTTCTATGCTCGCCCTTGCACCAATTTCCCCTTGTGTAAGAGCCTTTTCTGGTATAACCAAAGCCTTTAATATCATTTCATCAATATATTTTGCCCTGCTTATGAATGGGTCTGTTTTGTCTTCATCGTTCAAGAAAGCAATGTCCCACATCAACTGGCCATGCTCATCTCGTTGCGATGGCAACGCTATTACATTTCCTTCAAGTACATTATTCAGCAAATCAAGCATAATGTCTTGGTTGTCCTTTTCTCCATCTTCTGTTGTAGTTAAACCTGATGGATACAAACCTTTGAAAAATCCTGTGCCTTTCCTTTCCAGCCAGCGCATGTGAAATTGTCTGTTAAGGTTAGCATCATACCAGAAGGGATAAGCAGGTTCAAGAGCACTCATTCCATAGTATTGGCCGCTTTCAAGATTATGCGTAAACAATAAGCATTTCCTGTCTTCAACAAGAACATCAACCGATTGACCGTTGATTGTTTGCCTGAATCCACGCAGGCTTCCATCTGGTTGTATTAATATTTGAATTGTTTCCCCATCCAACGGCTTCGGCGATTTAAACAGAATCCCTTCAAAATTTGCATCTTTATCATTCTCATCTTTATATTTAATTTGTCCTACTTTATATCGTATCTCAAAAGCCTTGAATCCATAATCAAGACTCTCTGTTGCTTCTTTTATTAATTTCCGCCATATTTTTTTTATATTCTTTTCCAGAATTATTGCAACATCTTTGTTCTCTTCACATTCAACTGTAAACGGTACATTCGGCAATCCAAGTTTAATAAACTGCAAACCAAGCCAGCACATCGGATATCGTCTCATAATCTTATACTGCGCTGTTGTTCTTTCACTCGTATAATATAAGACGTCGCTAATGTAATAATTGCCCCTGCCGTATTTTGTTATCTCATATAATAGTTTTTTGTCCATTTTCAAACCTTCATAGTATTGATATCAATGCGACAATCAATGCTCCTGCGGCAACGCCAAGCAGTCCTGCTCTTATAATCTCTTCGGGATTTTTTTGCGCTTCAACTATTATTTCTGCTGTTGTTTCCTTACATTTATCGTGAGCCCTGATTACTATTACATCGCCTTTTTCTTTTGCTTCTACTATAATTGATGACTTCACGCATTCTTCCATTTCTTTTTGTGTAACTGGTATTCTGATATATTTCGTTTCCACTGTTTTAATTTCTTTAATTTCAATTTTAGGTTTATGCTCATATAAACTATATGTCAATACTCCACCAAGTAAAAACGATATAATGCAGAGAATTAATGTTATCCATCTCATAATGCAGGCAACTCCTTCATTTTAGATTTGCCAACTTTTTGGTTTTTCCGAGTATTTGGCGCTTTTGTGTAATAGCGCATCAAGTCTTCTATCGCATATCTAACAGCATCAATGGTATGGTCATTGCCATCTTGTACATCATTCAATGGCTCGCCTGTTATTTTGTCTTGTTTGTATTTATAGTTACTGAATTCGTTAATAGTATGCTTGCACTGTGGGTTTATTATTATTTTTTCGAAGCTACGCAGAAAGGCAATTCCTTCTTTGACGCTACCTGCACCTTTTATGCTGGCTCGTATGTTAAATCCTTGATTCCGTATATAACTTATTGTTTCAGGTCTTGCACTATCTGCGATAATCAATCCCTTTCGTACTCCTTCAATTCTATCAAATAATTCTGGTATTTTATCGATGTCACAACCAATTGCATACGCTTCTTCTTCAATATATAATATTTTTCCATCGATGACAACTTTTATGAGCACCGTTGGGTCTTGACTAAAACCCCAATCGGCGCCATATCTTATGGCAATATTATCACTATATTCGTAATCGTCAACAACAATTTTATCTGCAAACACCAATAAATTGCTATATTGTAATGTTTCACCAAGCCATTTGTGTTTGTAGAGCATATAATCATTTTTTTTGTCATACTCTGCTTCGTGCAGTAGGACATTCGGCAAGAAAGGGTTATCCAAATAAAGAACTCTTATTTTGTGCACATCATCTCTTTCTTTATCAATGTATTCAGTCTTTACAACATCTTTAATACTATACGGGTTATAAGTGTAGATAATTTTGCTGTTTTCCTTCCTGATGGTAGGGGTCAACAAATCATTGCTTTGCTTACTGATATTTTGTGCTTCTTCTACCCAGCATATATCAATACCTTCGGTTGACTTTATTTCAGTTGGGTTATGTTTTAAACCCTTGAATATTATCTCGCTCCCGTTTACACCGCAAATCATATCATGTTTTATTATGAAGAATTTTTCAAACTCTGGATATTTCTGTATTAGGTCTACGAGCAGTTTATACACACTGTCTTTGATAGTTCTTTGTATTTCACGTGTACATAAAATTCTTCTTTTATTTTCCATTGCTTTAATTAGGCAATACAGGGCAACAAACCAGCTTTTTCCGCCACCCCTTCCGCCATATAGCACTATATATCTTTTTTCAGATTCAAATATTGGTATAAATATTTTTGGTACTTCAATGTTCATTCGTTATTTTTGTCTACACCGATTATATTTATGACAACTTTTGCTTGCATTTGCCCTTCTATTTCAAGTTTATCACCATAACCCCGATGCTTTGCTCTTTGAGTTAGGTACCATTTAGCGCTACCAGTGTCACCTTCTTTGATAGCGCTATACAATACACTTTCGCACATATCAAGAACGGTTTCTATCTCATCTTTATAAGCCATTTGTATTGTTTCATTTCTGTTTATCAGTCTCTGGGCTGTATGCCAGCCAACATTTAATTTTTTGGCTATATACGATATGACGCCGCCGCTTCCTTTAATTGCGCCCAATATGGCTTTATCTGATATTTTTTGTTTTGCCCCTGTAACTTTCCTGCTTTTCTTTACAGCTTTATCACTCGCCATTTTCGTTCACTACTTCTCAATAGATTCTATTACATGATCAAACAGGCCAAGCTGCCGATTGTTTAGAGCGTTATACTCATCCTGAAAAAAATCCTTTTTTGTCTTTCCTTTTTTCTTTCCTTTCATAGTATGGCAGTCAAACGTATATTCTGGCAGTATTATTTTTTCCGCCATTCCTTCCAGATACTGATTTATTTCATCTTCATTAATACAGTCCTTGTCATAAACGAAGTTTTGCAGATGGTCGGCATCTCTGCATTTTTTGGCCATTGACAACAGAATAACGGCTTTACTGATGAATATGCGGCCTTTGTCATTATTTTTATTCACCATCTTAAACGCTTCGTATAATGCCATCACTTCTTGTGTCAATATTCCCCAACAATCTTCGGCAGAGATTGTTAGGAGTCTTTTCCACACATAATCTTTGTACCCTGAATGAAACAATTCCAGGGCACAAAACCCTGCAATCTTTGCGTCCCCCCTTCTTATTGCCTTCTGCATTGCAGAAGACACTTCATAAAAATCATAACCTTTTTTTGTTTTTAATTGTCCCTTTTCCATTAATTTACTCCTTTACTTTTATTTGATTATCAAAAAAACTATAATGCGATATTATAATTTTGTCAAACATAATATTACAGTTTTAAAAATTGTTTACGATTAACGTTTACACTTGTTTTTTCAGCTGTTTTCGTTAACGAATAATTGAAGTATTTTCCCCATTTGTTTTTTAATATTTCAAGTTCCTTTCTCATTTGTTCTTCTGTTCGATACAAACTGTTCCCGCCTTTGTTTTTATTACGATACTGTTCAAACGTATATCTTAAATCAACAAACACTATTCTTTCAATCAGAACATTCTGAAGGTAGAAATCTATGTCAACTTTAAGTTTATTGTTTATAAATTTGTACTTTCTGCCTATAACTCCAACAACACCGCCAACCCATGAATTAAAGTTGAACGGATTGGATGGTTTATACTTCCTTAAATCTTTCGTTTGCGAAAAACCGAAAAGTTTTACGCCTAAATCTTTTGCACATATATATGTATTTTCCAACAACTGTCTTATGTATTCAACATCAGTTATGATTTTATTTTCAATTCCTGAATTCAGAGTTAAGCGTTTGATATCATCATCAACCATTATTACACATTCTTCATCATAATTTTCCAGCACCCAATTTCTTACTCTTCCAAGCCCTTCAATTTTATCTGGTATTGTGACAATTTTATTCCCTGTATGTTTATACTTTTCTTTTTCACTTGTTGGAACTACTAAATCGGCATACGGAAACAAGTCATGAGATGTTATTGTATCCC